GTGGTGGCCCCCCAAGGTGGGCGAGCAGTGCCTGGTGATGGCGCCCGGCGGCGACTTGCTCAACGCCGTGGTGCAGCCCGGCGTATTCAGCGACAAGGCGCCGCAGGGCAGCGCCAGCCCTACGGCCTTCCGCATGGACTGGAGCGCCACCGACTTCATGGAGCACGACAGTGCCACCGGGCAGTTGGTCATCCGCTGCGACCAAGGCATCACGCTGCAGGTGGGCCAGTCGTCCATCACCATCAACCGCGACAGCATCCGACTATCGGCCGGGGGCGGCTCGCTGGTCATCGACAACCAGGGCGCCACGGGCTCGCCTGATGTGTTCGCGGGTGACATCAGCCTGCGCAACCACGTGCATGGCGGCGTCAAGCAAGGCGACGACGACACCCAGGGCCCCAAATGAACCGCTACACCGGCCACACCATCACCGGGCTGGAGCACCTGCGCCAGTCCGTGGGCGACATCCTCACCACGCCCATCGGCACGCGCGTCATGCGCCGGGACTATGGCTCGCTGGTCCCTGACCTGATCGACCACCCCGACACGCAGGCAACGCAGATACGCCTGTTTTCCGCCATCGCCAGCGCCCTGATGCGCTGGGAACCGCGCATGCGCCTGTCGCGCGTGCTGGTGGACCGCGATGCCGACAAGCCAGGCCGACTGCAGCTCACGCTGGAAGGCACCCATCTGAACGAATACCGCCGCCAGCAGCCGCTATCGCTGCAGCTCACCGTGACGGGCCGCCGTGGAGGTGTTGCATGACGTTGGTGCCAGACCTCGACAAGCTCCCCGCGCCCAACGTGGTGGAGGCCCTGGACTTTGAAGCCATCTACGAAGCCCACCGCGACGACTTGCTGGCGCGCTACCCCACCGCAGCCGATGTCATCGCGCTGGAGTCCGAGCCACTGGCCAAGCTGCTGCAGGCTCACGCCTACCGCGAGCTGCTGTACCGCCAGCGCGTGAACGACGCCGCCCGCGCCTACCTACTGGCCTACGCCACGGGCGCCGACCTCGACCACAAAGGCGCCTTCTACGGCGTGCCCCGCCTGCCGGGGGAAACAGACGCACGCTACCGCGTGCGCATCCAGCTGCGCATTCGTGCCCTTGCTGGCAACGGCACGCGCGAGCACTACGAGCTGGCGGCCATGACGGCATCGCAGAACGTGCGTGACGCCATCGCCATGCAGCCCTGGCCCGGGTCAGTACGCGTTCAGCTGTGGCTACACGACACCAGCACCGCAGAGGCCACCCAGGCCGCCGTGCTGGCCGCACTCAACGCCGACAGCGCGCGCCCGCTGGGCGTGCCCGTGTCCGTATCGCTCGCCCGCCCTCGGGCTATCAACATCACCGCAGGCCTGGTGCGCGAGGCCGGTGCGCCGACCACCTTGCTTGCGCAGCTACAGGCCGCGCTGCCCGCCGCCCTGACCAGCTACGCACGGCTGGGCCGCGCCGTCTCGCGCAGCTGGGTTACCACGCGGCTGCACGTCGATGGCATCGTGGCTGTGCGCTACCCGGACGCCGCCGCGCCAGCCGACATCACGCCCATGGCGGCCGACGAATATCCTGTGCTAGGCACCCTGCTGCTGATCGATGAGGGCATGCAGTGACCACCACGGCCACCCCGCCCCGCCGCCACCTACTGCCGCCCCAAGCCACGCCGCTGGAGCGTGCCATTGACCAGAGCGCCCCGCAGTGGGACGCACTGGCAGGCGCCTTCATGCCGCCCAGCGCGGGCACGCCCAATGCCTTTGCGCCTTGGCTGGCCGCAGAGTGGGGCCTGGCCCCCTTCGCGCGCTACTTCCCCTCGCTGGATGCGCTGGTGGCCGCCGGTGTGCCCTGGCTGTTCGAGCGCGGCACCGCCGCCAGCGTGCACCGCGTGCTGGGCTGGGCGGGCTTTCCCAATGCGCGCGTGGACGAACGCGGTGCACTGCTGCACATCAACCTCGGGCCGCCCGCCACAGCGGCCGAGATGGCCCGCATTGCCCATGTCGTGCGCGAGTCCGTGCCCGCCCATGTCCGCTTCTGGCGGGTGTTCCACAGCCACGACCGCCGCCCGCTGCGCCTAGACGCGGGCCAGCCGCTGGATAAGGCCCAGCTCGATGAATCTTCGGGCGTGTGGATCAGCGTGGAAACCGGCGAGCCCGTGAAGGCCAGCTTTGGCGTAACCCGCCGCAGCGAAACCACCTCCAGCGCAGCAGGCCAGCCACTGCCCACCGCCACGGCCGCCTACGTGGCCAAGCTCACCCGAAACGACAAGGCCGTGTTGGACTGCTGGCGCCTGGACTCCCGCCTGCTCGCCAATGAGTTCGGCGGCCTGGGCGAGCTGATGCGGGGCGAGGCACCCACCTATGTGCGCGTTCAGGGTGAAGGCGGTGTGCCAGGCATCACCACGCTGGACGCAACCCCATGGAGCGCGCCGCCTGCCGAGCTGGCCGGCACCGCCGACGCACTGGGCGAATTACCGCCAGCCCTGCCGCAGCCGCAGGGATGGACCGGCACCTGGGGCGGCCAGCGCTGGCGCCCCGTATTCATCGAATCGAAATCAACGGAGAGCAACTGATGGCAACCCTGCAAGACGATGGGCGCATTGCCCTGGCCATGGCCATGGCCGCACAGCCCGTGCATTTGGCCTGGGGCCGTGGCCTGCCCGCCTGGGACGCTGTGGCAGAGCCCGAGCCCAGCAACGCCACCGCCCTGGTGGATGAAGTGGGCCGACGCCTGGCCACGTTCGTGGGCTACGTGGAACCCGACCCAGCCGGCGAAGTGGAGCTGCCCAGCGGAACCAAATACAAGGTGGTGGCCGGCCCCACCCGCTGGCTGTACGTGCGCGTGGTCTTCAACTTCGAGGACGCGGACGGCGAAACCATCCGCGAGCTGGGAATTACCTTCGGCGCTGCCCCCGTGGGTGGCCTGCCTGCGGGCCAGCGCTACTTCGCACCCGCACAGATCGCCCAGCCTGGCCGCCTCTACACCCTGGAGCGCGTGCCCGCATTCACCCGCAACGGTGCTGTGCGTCAAACCTTTGAATACGTCCTGCCCTTCTGACCATGAGCGCAAACCCAAACGCCATTTATGACCGGCACGACCCGGCCAAAAACTACGACCGCCACCTGTTCCGCGCGGACAAGGTGCTGCAGAGTGCCGAGCTGAACGAAGTGCAGCGCGCCATGCACGCACGGATTGCGGGTATCGCGGGCATTCTGATGAAGGAAGGTTCCATCATCAGCGGCGCGGGCATCATCGTGAACCACGACACAGGCGCCACCACCTGCGAAAGCGGCGCCATCTACGTGGCGGGCGCCGTGCGCGGCGTGCCACCGGCCGCCCTGGTGATTGCCACCGTGGGCGTGGTGTTCGTGGGCGTTTACCTGACCCGCGACATCATCACCGAGCTTGAAGACCCCGAGCTGTTGAATCCAGCCGTGGGCACTGACGGCTACAAAGAGCCCGGCGCGGCACGTGAGCGCGTGCAGCTGGCCTGGGGCGTGCAGGGCAGCGGCCAGGCCGGGGAGTTCTTCCCGGTGTGGACCGTGGAAGATGGGTGGGTGCGCCCCAAGGAAGCGCCGCCCAACATCGACGCGGTAACGACTGCGATCAAGGCCTATGACGTGGCGAGCACGGGCGGCACGTACATCGTGCGGGGTATGGAGCTGCGCATGGCGGCCGATCTGCCCACGGGCGAACAGGTCTACAACCTGGGCGAAGGCGCAGCCCGCATCAACGGTGCGGCGCTGGAGCTGCCCAGCGGCAGGCGCGTGGTGTTCAACGCCCTGCCCGATCTGCAGTGGATCGACAGCGAACCCCACCTGTCCACCACGGACGGCGCGCAGCGCATCGACTTCGACCGCTGGCCCATGGTGGGCGTGCCGCAGGTGCGCATCATCAAGCGCCGGACGGTGGACGTGGTGCACGGTGGTTTTGTGGGCGCGGCCGACCCGCTGCCCGACAACTCCGTGCAGCAGATCGAGCTGATCCAGCAAGGCGGCACCACGTTTGCCAACCCTGCCGACTACAAGCTGACGGCCGGGCAGGTGGACTGGGCCGCAGGCGGTGCAGAGCCCGCACCGGGCAGCACCTACCAGGTCACGTACCTTTACATCGCCGTGGTTCCGGCCACCGAGGTGGATTCGCGCGGCCTGACGATTTCCGGCGCCGTGGCTGGCACCACCGTGCTGCTGTCGTACAACTTCGCGTTGCGCCGCATCGACCGCCTCACGCTGTCGGCGGATGGGGATATTGCGTGGGTTCGCGGTGTGCCAGCGCCCTGGATTCCCATCGCCCCGCAGGTGCCCGGCAACGTGCTCGCCATTGCATCGGTCTAGCAGACCTGGGACGCGCAGCGCCGCGTCACGCTGGACGGCGTGCGCACGGTGCCCATGGCGGAGCTTGTAGACCACCGCGCCATGATCTCGCGCATCCTGCTGGACCAGGCAGAGCTGCGCCTGGCCGTGGATATCTCGGGCCGGTACTCGGGCATCAAGAAAGGGTTGTTTGCCGACCCCATGCTGTCCAACGCCATGCGCGACGCAGGCCAGCCACAAACCGCGCTGATCGCGGCCAGTGCCTTGCGCCTGCCCATCAACTTCACGGTTCACCAGATCGGCACGGCCATCAAGACGCGGCAGAGCCCGGCCTACGCCCACCGCGCCGCCCTGTCGCAGCTGGCGCGCACGGGCTCCATGCTGGTGAACCCTTACAGCGCCTTCGACCCGCTGCCCCGTCCCGTCACGCTCACGCCTGCGGTGGACCGTTGGACGGATGTGTACGACACCTGGGGCCTGCCTACTTCGGTGGCGATCAACTGGTTTGCATCCACCGCAGGCATGGACGAAGCCAAGGTGCGCAGTCAGACCACATCGCCGCTGGAATACCTGCGCCAGATCGATGTGCGCTTTGATCTGAACTTCGGCCCCGGCGAAACCCTGCAGTCCGTCACGTTCGACGGCGTGGCGGTGGAGCCCGAGCCGCTTCCGGGCGGCACCCTGGTGGCGAACGCGCAGGGCGTGCTGTCGGGAACCTTCCCCATTCCGGCCAACGTGCCCGCAGGCACCAAGGCGGTGGACTTCCGGGGCACGGGCGGCAGCGCGGCTTCTGCGCTGTTCACCGGCCAGGGCGAGCGCACCGACCGCGAGATGTCGCAGATCATCTACTTCCGCGTGCAGCCCGTGGACCCACTGGCGCAGACGTTCGTGCTGGACAAGCCCGAGCATTGCACCGGCGTGGACCTGTGGTTCACGGCCAAGGGCACCACCGGCGCGCTGGTCCAGCTGCGCGAAGCCGAGGCGGGCTACCCATCGCCCCGCGTGCTGGCCGAGGCCTGGCTGCTGCCCGCTGCCATCAAGACGGACGGCACGCCCACGCGGGCCGAATGGAGCCCGATTGTGCTGCAGGCCGGCCGCGAGTACGCCCTGGTGGCCCTGAGCGACGACAACGCCACGGCGCTGGCCCTGGCCAAGCTGGGCGGCTGGGATGCCAACGCCCTGCGCTGGGTCACATCGCAGCCCTACCAAGTGGGCGTGATGCTGTCCAGCTCGAACGCCAGCACCTGGACCGCGCACCAAGACCAAGACCTGACGTTTTCGCTACTCGCCGCCAGCTACACCGAAACCGAGCGGGTGCTGGACCTGGGCACCGTCAACGTGGTGGACGCCACCGACCTGTGCGTGCAGGCCTATGCGCACCAGCCCAGCACGGCCGCCGCGTGCGTGATGGAGATTGCCGCGACCGGCATTGCCCACACCGTGCTGGCTGCGCCTGGCCAGGTGGTGGAACTGCCCAGCCGCTACACCGGCCCTGTGCAGGTGAAAGCCCGCCTGCGTGGCGACGCCAACTTTGCCGCCGTGCTGGAGCCCGGTATCCAGCTGGTGGTGGGTTCGCTGCAGAACGATGGCGACTACATCAGCCCGATGTTGGGCGCGGGCGGCGTGGTCACGGTGCGTGCCACGCTGGAAGCGTATCTGCCTGCAGGCACGTCGCTGCAGGTGCACGCCAAGGCCGACGCCCCCGGCGCTGCCTGGGTGGAGGTGCCTTACCTGTCATCCAGCGCGATGACGGCCGGTGTCATGGAGCTGACCTACGAGCTGCAGGACTTCGCGGCCGAGCGGCTGCGCCTGCGCGTGACGGTGCACGGCGGCTTCAACGCCCGGCCGTGGGCGACCAATCTGCGCGCGGTGGTGCTG